AGCTGAGTATCTTTTAGATAAGATTGGAAAAGTATTTGATGGTATCGTTTCAGGAGTAACTGATTGGGGTATGTATGTTGAATTGATTGAAAGTAAATGTGAAGGAATGGTTAGATACCAATCACTTGAAGGAAAATGGTCAGCTGATACAGCTAACTATACAATAACAAGTGAAAATGGTGAGAAAATCAGATTAGGAGATCCTCTTAAAGTTGTAGTTAAGTCAGTAGACTTAGAAAGAAAACAAATAGATTTTACTTTATTGTAAATGGAAGGATGGAGTGTAACAAAATCTTTTAATATTGAATTAGATAATAATACTTTAGAGCAATACGAGAAGTTATTATCTAATTTCAGTAATTGGAAAGAATATAAAAGAGAAATTAAATTAAATTCGATTTTAGAAGATAAAAAGATTGAATTTACTTTAGATATATCTGGTCACGCTCACGGTGTTATGTATGTGAATGTTGTAGTTGATGATGAAGACGACTTTGATGTACTTAAAAAAGCATCATCATCTATAAAACATATGAAGTTTATACTAAAAGGTAACAATGTTTTAGAGTTAGAAATAACAATCAAAACAATGACCACTGAATGGGGTAAGATTATTGGAGACCTAATTGAATCCGGAGTTGAACTAGAACTAAAACAAAACATAGTAGATAACAAAGTCAAATCCTTCTACTTCACACACCCAAAAATGGCAGCATAAAAAAACCTCTCAAATTTGAGAGGTTTTCTTTTTTATAGTATATTTTAGAATTCAAATTCTCCTCCACCACCTTCAACACCACCTTCAGCAGGAGGAGTTTCAGGAGCGGCTTGTGCTTCTGGAGCTGCATCACCACCCTCAGCTGGTACATCACCACCCTCAGCTGGTACATCACCACCCTCAGCAGGAGCAGCACCTTCAGCTCCAGGAGCGGCACCAGCGGCAGCGGCTACACTAGCAGCATCTTTAGCCCAGTATTTCTGATTCTCAGCTTTTTCTTCTGGAGTTAACTTAAATACGTTATCAATTAAATACTCAATATGGAAGTAAGGTTTTTCACCATTCATAACACCAACTAATGTACCGAATATCTCAGCTTTCTTAGCCAAGTTATTTAATTTCTTCCACTCTTCAAATACCTGATTAGAGTTAAAAGAAATATCAATTTGATTCATTACAATCTCATCTTCTTTTAACTCAGGAAATTCAATTAACATTTGTAATTTCAAAGGCTTAACAATAAGTTCTTTGAAGTTAGCTCTTAATCTATTAATAAAGTTATAGAATTTAATCTCATCTCTCGTCATATCTGCCGAGTCGTTAATTAAGTTACCACCACCATTTTCTTTATCAAAACGTTGGAAAGGAATCTTAGAAGCTCTTTTCAAAGCGTTGTAGAACCAAGTCAACATATCTGATTCATTTAAGTTGTGTCCTTCAGGTGAAACTAATTCCATAGCTGGTGTACCAGCGTCTCCTTCAGGAAACCAAATTTGTTTGTTATAAGGTAAATGTTTAGCACCATTAATAGATAATGTACCCAATGAATCATCCCATTCAACTTCTTCTGAATAATCATTGATTAATTGACCAATTTGTTCTTCAGCTCTTTGTCTTGATAAACCTTTAATAGGAATAGTGAACTTTTGATAAACTGTAGCATTAATAATGTTAAACATTACTCTTGTTTGCTCAAGAATCTTTAATTGGTTATAAGGTTTAATTAAACCCTCAACATATGATGTTTCTGAATAATCATTCTGAGATGAGTACGAGATGTAAACTATCTGAGAATCTAAGAAGATTCTTCTTAATTGAGGATCTTCTGGAAACTGAATCCATAAGTGACCAATAGTTGGTTCATATGCTGGAACAATTGTTTCAGGTCTCAATCTATTAAAACCAATAATATTCTTTTTCTTATCATCATAAATAATTTCTAATGCTAAATATCCATCAATAAGAAAATCTTTCATCATATTCCAAGCTGTGATACTATCAGAGAATCCAAACTTATTATAAATCTTTTCGAAATATTCTTGATACTTATCTTTAACTTCTTGCGAGTAATCATTACTTAATGGTTTAGGCGAACAGAAGTCTCTCTCATCGTTATAAACGATACTCTCATCAGCTAATGAACTAACGAAGTCTCTAATCTCATCTTTAATAGAATACTCTCTTAGGATTCTTCTTTTGTCTCCGTAAGCCTTATCTAAATAAGGTATAGACTTTCTATTCAAAACAGACGCCACAGCTCTTTGTGAGAAGAAATCATACATTGAGTTACCTCTAGCAGCGTATGGATCTTCATTGATACCGATACCAACTTGGTTTCTAACAATCATATCATCATAGTTCATTCCGTATGATGATAATCCTCTTAAAATTCTATTAAAAAGTCCTTTGTTTTCGACAGCACTGTTCGTGTAAGCGAAGTTGGTATTGTTACTACCTTGATTAAATTGGTTATAAGAAGCCATCTATTTTAAAATAAGTATTTGTTTATATATTAAAATTACAATCTTCCTCCAGAGGTTTATTAAAAACGAAACCCACATTTTTGGTGTGGGTTTTTTATAGTGTTTTTAATTTTTAATTATAAAATGTTCTTTGTATCAGTCTAAGATCCTCAGGTTGTAGACCTGTTTCTTTTAAGTAATTAACTAACTCATCCTGTGATTGAGTCAATGATATTATAGCTTTTTGGAATTTAACAACAGATTTTCTATCAATAAACTTATTACCATCTCTCCAGATTATCTCACCTATATCAGAAACCGAACAACCAATTCTATGTGTGTTATTTCCAGAATGAAAAACAGCTTGTAGTGTCCATCCTTCTCCTGTTTTAAATATATCTAAACTTGCAAATTTAGCTTCTGGAAAAGGTTTTATATCACCAACCATAATACCAAATGTCATATCATCTACAACTTTTCTAGACATATTAACAGCGTGGTCTTTAACCTCTTTAGATCTAGATGTCTGACCAAAAGCAGAAAGTTTGTCAGCAGCACTCATATATGTTGAATAGTTTAGTTCTTCGAATTTTCTTAAATGTTTCATTTAATAATTGTAAATTTTATAATAGTATATATTATTATCTATTTCCATATTTTTTCATATTGTTCTGAATTCTTTGAATGTGACCTTTCAAAAGAACATACTTCTCATTAATCTCACCTCTGGTATCATAGAAGTCATCCATAGTAGCTTTCATTATCTCTTGATTTCTCTTATCCTTATCACCTATCTTAGCCTTCCATATATCAAATAACTTACCTGGATCATATTTATTCTTAGGATGACCAGATATCAAGAATCTAGGAATAGATTCCATATGTATTTTATGAACTAATTTAATTTGTTCAGCATTATATTCAACAATAGCATATTCAAAACCATATTTAATCAATTCAGAATACATACCATTATAATCTACTTTGAGAAATTTATTCTTTTCAAAGTCTTCTTCTATTATAAATTTATCAAAAAGATAAACTCTTACTTCTAAAGGTATAAAGTTAAAATTAACACCAAATATTATTGTGTATTTTCCAATTTTCTTAAAATTAGTAACAAATATTGGAGAATACATCATCCAATTAGAACTATCCAAGTAATGTAAGTGATAAAACCCACCTGGTTTTATATCCTTTATAGATATTGACAAAACATCTTTATCTGACTTTTGATATTTATCATAAAAATAAAGTGAGTTATTCTTAAAGTTATCAGCGAGTCCATCACCATGCACTAACATTCTAATACCTACTCTATCTACTAATTCTCCCATGAAAAAAGGTTTTCTTTTATATATAAAATAAACAAATCCAAGGTATGTTAAATTCAAAGCCAAACAATTCAAATTATAATCAAGGAAACTATGTACCTAAGAATAAGGACAAAGTAATTAAACTTAACACACAAGGCGGAGTTTACTTCAGAAGTTCTTGGGAAAAGAAAATAATGCACTGGTTAGACAATAACAGCACTATAACTAAATGGGGAGCCGAGTGTTTGAGAATACCTTATCAAATGACTCACTTTGATAACGGAGATACTAAAATAAAAGAACATTCCTATTTTCCAGACTTTTACTATGAAATGAGACTATCAGATGGAACACTTAAACAAGTTGTTGTAGAAGTTAAGCCAATGAAAGAATTTCAAATGGTTCAAGACTTAAATGAAGGTAAATTAAATGTACCAGAAAATGGTATGAAAAAGTTAAAAAACTTTGAGTATGATCTAAAAATGGCTTATAAGAACAAACAAAAGTGGGAAACTATGATTAATTGGTGTAATAAAAAAGGTTATGACTTTATAATCATAACCGAACAACATCTAAAGAAGTTTAACCTTTAAGTTTGTATATTAGTATTATCATTATAAATATGATTGAAATACTAGGTAATAAATTATCCCAGATAATATAAAGTTTTCTATTTATGTGATAAAATAGAAATCTAAGAAGATGTAATGAACCAAGAAACATAAACATTTCTGATTGAGACGACCACAGACCTATAACTATCCAAATCCAAAATAGGATTCTCAATAAATAATGAGCGATGTCTATACTTTTAGTAGCTTCAACATCTCTGTTTTTCATATTTAAATCCAATCTAGGTTTATTAAGTACATAATAGACCTCATTGAAAGCAAAAACTATAAGTAATAAGTAGAATAGTGTAATCATATCTCAATAGTGTTAAATATTATCTCATCAAATTTAAGAAGGTTCTGAAAAGCAGGTTCTGATAATTTCAAAGTACCTTCTTTTTCAACTAAATCATAGATTCTATCAGGAACAAAAGCAATAACCTCATCACCAACAATTCTATCATATTCAGAAGGAACATTAGAACTATCTCTTCCTTTATATATTTCAGAAATATACTTGTTTCTTTCAATAGAATCGATGTGTAAAGAACATCCATCACTTAAAAACCCATCTTTCATATTAGACTCTTCCCAAAGTTGTAAAATAATCTTGTTCATTTTTTTAATTTTATAGATATTTTACTAAACATTTTAAACAAAGTTGACTAAAACTCATAAAATAAAAAAAAACTAAATATGCAAAATATCAAATTAGAGTACATTTGGCTAGATGGTTCAAACCCTCAACAAATTAGGTCCAAAACTAAGATTGTTAACTTAGAAGCTCTTGAAGGAGAAGCAAACATTTTTGAATCTTTTAAAAATGGAACAAGAAAAGCACCTGTTTGGAACTTTGACGGGTCTTCTACTTATCAAGCAGAAACATCAAAATCAGAATTACTGTTAGTACCAGTTAATTTCTTTCTTCATCCATTAGTTGCTAGAACAATCATTGTGTTAGCTGAAGTTTATAACACTGATATGACACCACATCACACCAACACAAGAAGAGGTATGATGAATGTTATAGAAAAACATGACGATGAGACAATGTATGGTTTCGAACAAGAGTACTTTATCTATGATAATGAAACTAATAAACCATTAGGATGGCCCTCTACACAAGGTTCTTTCCCTAAACCACAAGGTGATTACTATTGTGCTGTAGGTGCTAACAATGTTAGTGGAAGAGCATTCGTAGAAGAACACGTTGATCTTTGTTTAGGAGCTGGATTATTAGTATCTGGTATAAACGCAGAGGTTGCTTTAGGACAATGGGAATATCAAATTGGTCCTGTACCAGCAGAAGATGGTTCTGACCAACTTTGGGTATCTAGATATCTTCTTTACAGATTGAGTGAAAAGTATAACTACCGAATTGAATTAGATCCAAAACCTTTCAAAGGTAATGATTGGAATGGTTCAGGAATGCACGTTAACTTCTCTACTAAAACAATCAGAGAAGATAAAGAAAACAAAAAAGCAATTGCTGAACAAATGTGTAAAAAATTAGAAACTAAACACAAAGAACACATTGCTATCTATGGTGTTAATAACGAACACAGATTAACTGGGGCAAATGAAACATCATCTATGGATAAATTTGGATGGGGTATTGGAGACAGAACTAAGTCTATTAGAATTCCTTCTTCTATTAATGAAGCAGACGCGGTTGGTTATATTGAAGACAGAAGACCATCATCAAACGCAGATCCTTATCTAATTGTAGAAAAAATGATTACAACTATTTTAGGAGATTCAGTTCCTGAATTAAACTAAAATAAGATATAAAAAGAAAACCTCTCAAATTGAGAGGTTTTTTAGTTTAAATATGTTTTGAATTTTTTCCTTTCGTCTTTTCTGTCTTGAAGGTAATATAGTTATCGGTATAGTAGCAGTACCAAATGCTGGTGTTAGAACTATATCAAATGTTTTGATATTAAAGTGAGTGGAGTCCCATTCCATCATTTGATCCTTCAATTGAAATTAATTTGATTAAGTGTTCGTTATCTCCCTTTTTCTTATAAAGTTCATTATAACCTTTAGCGATTCCTCTTTTGAATACTTCTGTAAAGTAAGCGAATGCGTTTACTGATTTTTCTTCGTTAAAATTATACCAGTTTTGAAACATATCTAATAATCCTGATTGGTAACAATCTAGTTTATCATCATTAGACCAGTATCTCATTTTTTTGATTGTTTTCTTTGCTAATAACTCTAGCATTTTTTCTGCGTTTCTTGTTAGTTTTCCTTGAGCTTTTGAAACGATAACCTCAATGTATAAATCTTTGTTGTTTAGATACATCCATATAATTTATTTTTTGGAATTTAGGAGTTATTCACTCTTAAATGCTTTCATGTTATATACATGTAACATGAAAAAGTTTTATAATAAAAAAAAATCCTCAAATTTCTTTGAGGATTTTTAATATATTTAATACTAATTAAGATTTTACTCTTTCTTTGTATTGTAATTCTTTAGTAGCTTGTAACTCAACATCAAGAGATGACCTTCTTTTCTCTAAATTATTTAAAGCTGTTGTTAAAACTTCTGATTCACCAATCATCTGGATAGAACCTTTAACTTTTTCAATATTGAAGTTAACATCTTCTAATTTAAGAGTGATTTCTCTTTCTTTATCTTCAAGTTTTCTTTTAACGATTAATTCTTTATCTAATCTGTTTTCATAGAAATAAGTTAAGTCATAGTTTAATTCGTTTCTTACTTCATTAACCAACTCTAAAGCTGATTCATATTTGAAGAATGAATTACCATATCTCTCATCACATCTGTATAGGAATGTGTTGTTCTTATAATTAAAAGCAAATATTTCTAAATAAGGATTAATTAAGTTGTTAACTCTTTTAACAACATCTAATTCTACGAATTTATCTAAGTTTTTAGATACTTCAAGTAAAATAGGATAAAAGTTTTTGTTAACGATAGGAATGATAGGAGAAGAGAATAAAGACTCTAATGTAGTTTCATCATTCATCTCATCATCATTGATGAAAAGATTACTTTTCTTACCAACAGAAAGACCAATAGTTAAATATTCAGAAATTCTGAAATTAACTCTATCTTCAGAAACTTGTGCATACTTCATAGCTGTTTCTAACATTCTTAAAGATTTTAAAGATTCTTCATCTTTAACATTGTTTTCTAATAATGTTTTTTCAATTGTGTTCTCAGTTAATAAAAACCAAGAATCTTTAACTAAAGCAACATGACCATCTTCAACTTGTTCAACAATAGTGAATGTAGATTCACCTTTACCACCACTTAAAAGATTAGATCTTTTTTCTGGAGATTTTGTTAAGTTATGAACAAACAATTTAACTTCTGGAACCCAGTCATAAATAGCTAATTCATTAAGAATTTTTGACATTCTATCTTGATCAGTTTCTAAATTTATAGTTTGAAGAACCACGTTCAAAGGTTGTCTGTATAACTCACCTTGGTTTTTAGAATTAAGAACATTGTATAAACTCTTTAGTTCATATAATAACTCATAGTTTTTCATGTCATCATTAAGGTCTTCCAATAAAGCTTTAACACTCTTATCATATGTGTATGGTTTAAGTCTTTCATTCAAAGAAAGAACTATCGATTTTTCAGACAGTTCATTACAAGCATTCATATGCCCTTCAACTATTCCTGAAACTTCCTCCTGGTCAAGAGTTAAGTTCTTTTTGAAGTTAAACAATTCAAGTTTAAGATTCTTCATATTTTAAAATATTTTTTTTTATATACTCTATATATTATAGATAAAAAGTCATTTTTTACCATTTTATAAAAAGGAGTATTTTATATGTTTTTATTTATCATGACATGTCATTTCCATTAGGATTTCTGTCACTTATGTTATTTCCATTAGGATTTGTGTTATTAGATCCAGATTTTTCTCTAGATTTTAGTATATTATTAAACCATCTTGACCTTCTAGGAGTAATAGCATAAAAGTCAGAATTAGCAAAAGTTCCATATTGATCACCTGGACTAGCAGCGCCCTGTGTATTATAAAAACTACCAGTTGTTCCAATAGCGGGAATATTAGGAACAGATGGTATACCAGGAACATTTGGAGGAATAGGAGAACCAGGAGTTCTGTTAGGAGGTATGACACCAGAAGGCCCATTAACAACACCAGAAGGAGGAGATCCAGGAATAGTAGAAGGGGATCCAGGTTGGTCAAATAAACTAGACACTCCACCAGCTAAAGCAAATCCATTAGCATCAACCATACCGGTTCCATATTGTTGTGGATAACCAACAGCGTTGACTCTATCACTTCTAAAAGCTGGATAATAAGTCTCAACTGTGAAAGAAACTTTTAATTTAATATTATTATCAGATGTTAGATTTTTTTCTCTAGCCATCTCAATTGAATTAGTATCTGGCATTAAAATAACAGCATCAATATTCATAAAATTATATTCAAAATACATAAACTTATAAATCCAAAGAGTATCCATAATAGCCTGACTACATTTGAATGTATCAATCTCAGAACTTAATAGTATTTCTAAATCATAATTAACTGTAACCGGAACGGCTCTAACTTTACCAAGAATTTTTCTAATCTCTACTTCATTCTCAACAACCATTCTTAACCAAACATTAGGGTTAGCAAACTCATCGGCCTTAATATTAAATCCAGTCATAGTCAAATGACCTCTTGGTATCATATCAGTATTTAATTCAACAAATCTATTTTCAGAAACAACATCATCAGCAAAAGAATCTAAAAGAAATCTTTCATCACCAGAAAGTGAATAGTAGAAAGGAACTTGAACAAATACATCACCTGATGTAAATCTATTCAACCATTTTATTTGTCCTTCTAATGTATCTAATACACAAACTGTCAAGTCTCTGAAAAATACATCTTCAAAATTAAATCTATCTCCTATCATAACGGTATATATTAAATATAAACTTTCTCTTCATGAAATTATATACCTATTACTTAACAAATTTATATCAACTATGAGTGTAAAATCATTATTACTTTGGGAAAAATGGCGTCCTAAAAACATAGACGAGGTAATCTTATTACCTCGTATAAGAAAGCAATTTGAGAACGGAATTTCTCAACATTGTATTTTATATGGTCATTATGGAACAGGTAAAACTAGTTTGGCTAGAATACTTATTGGTAAATACACAAAAGAAACTCCTTGTTTAGAATTGAATTGTTCAATGGACACGTCTATTGATATTCTAAGAGAAGAAATTCAAAACTTCTGTAAGTTTACACCAATAATGGAAACAGAATCAGATATAAAATATGTCTTTCTTGACGAATTTGAAAGAGTTTCAATACAGTTTCAAGACGCATTCAAAGCTTTCATTGAAAAGTACAATAAGAATGTTAGATTCATTATTACTACGAATCACTTAAATAAGATTTCAGATGGTATAAAGTCAAGAATTCCTCAAATAAACTTTGACTGTCAAGGAGTTGATGAAGAAAGATATCTTAAAACAGAATTATACAAAAGAATCAATAATGTAATTCTACCAGAAGAAGGTAAACAGATACCTAAAGAAGATTTAATTTCTATAATAACTAAAAAGTTTCCAGACTTTAGGTCTATAATGGTTGAGGTTCAAAACTATTTAGAAACAGGTGATTTAGGATCTAACTCATCTAATGTATCTAACAAAGTTAAATTAGAATTATATAACTCAATATATGATAAATCATTAGACTATGAAAAAATATATCATTTTTTAATGACCAATTTTGGAGCAGATAAAATCGATGTAATGATAAAACTATTAGGCAAATCATTTATCGATTGGTCAATATCTGAAAAGAAAAATATAGATAAACTTTTTGAATGTAATTATATAATTGCAGACTATTCTTCAAAATTAGAAACCAACACAGACCCTATTGTATTAGGATTAACAATAGTTGGTAAGTTCAGAGACATTTTATTGTAAATAAGAGCCATAATATATTAATATATATGTTATGGCTTTTGACTTTACAGACTTTTATATAGAATATCCAGGACATCCTAGATTTAGGGACTTACAAATCATAGAAGATGATGTTGTTAGAGTAATATTACAAAAATGGGAAATGATATTGTTCACAAACAAAGGTGAATTATTCTTTGATCCTAATTTTGGTGGAGATTTAGAAAAACTATTACACGAAACTAGATTATCAGCCGAGGTAATAGAAGCCGATTTAAATGGTCAAATAAATACTTATATAAGTGAATTAAATGAAGTTCCATATACACTTAAAGTAACATTTTACGAAGATCCTGAGAGATATCAAGAATATATGGAAGTTTATTTCTCTATAACCGAATATGAAATATACGCCGTAATTAATTAAATATTTTTATATATACAATATGAAATATTTAAAAACATTTGAATCTTATATAGACACCGATTTAATATCTAAGGTGGAATTTTATAAAGTTCCCAATGGTGATAAAACAATATTCAAACCATCATTTGGTGCTAAAAAAAGTGAAACCGATTTTTACCAATTAAGACTTGATGACAAACCTGTAGTAGAAATAGAAGTTAATCCAAATTCAAATTACGGTAAACCTGAAATAATGTCGGCTTTCTCCGATATAAGAGGTAAAGGACTAGGTGAATATCTTGCTAAGAAAGTCTTGGATATCTATCTTATTGATGAGGTCTTTGTAAGAGTAACTAAAGATAGCAAAAAGTTCTGGCAAAGATGTGGAGCAACTGTTGTAGATAAATCAGATCCTTACTTATTACATTTTATTAAATAGGACAACTGTTAGCAGTATAAATATACTTATAATCTCTTTTAATTTTAACTCCTAAACTTTCAGCGGTAGTAACAACATCTTCAAGACATTCAGAGTCAGCGCCACCAACAATAGTTACTTCTCTGCCTTTTAATGATTTAAGTAATTCATATAATTTAACAGGACAATGAAACCAAACGTGGTGATTATTAATAAAGGTAATAATAGTTCCTTCTTTAGTATTGAATATATCTCCTTTCTTTAGTGACTTATCTTCTTCCTTTTTACTAACCTCATCATATACTTCTTTATCTAAAATTTTTTTATAAAAGTCAGCATCTACTTTATAGTTATATCTCTTTTCAATAAGTTCTTTTTGATTAGTAAAGTGATAAAGATCTTTGTGAATAGGAATTACAGGGTTTTCATCATATAAATAATCTTTATCTACATTCTTACCGTTGACATGGTTGTCCCAAATTTGATAAACGCTTTGAAAGTTATTACAATACTTTTTCAATTCATTCAAATACATCTCTGAGAAGTATTTTCTAAATGACTTCTGAACATCAACAATAATCAATGTATCATCGTTATAACTTTCAAATGTTTTAAGGAATTTCATAGAGTATATATTAAATAAAAAAACCCATCAAAATTTGACGGGTTTTTAATTCTTTGAATATTTTATAGATTAAAGAGGTAATTCTTCTTCACCTTCTTCTTTCTCTTCTTCACCTTCTTCTTTCTCTTCTTCACCTTCTTCTTTCTCTTCTTCACCTTGTGCTGGAGCTTCTTGAGCTTGTGCTTGTGGTTGAGCTTCACCTTGTGCTTGTGGCTGAGCCTGTGCTTGTGGTTGAGGTTGAGCCTGAGGTTCTTCAAATTCTCCTTGTGCTGGAGCTTCTTGAGCTTGAGCAGGTGCTTCTTCAGTTTGAGCTGGTTGAGCTTGTGCTTGAGGAGCTTCTTGAGTTTGAGCTTGAGGCTGAGCCTCTACTTGAACTTGAGGTTGTGCCTGAGGTTGTGTTTGAGTTTGTGACTGACCACCACCCATTAAAGCACCACCTGGAATTTTCTCAACATCTAAGTTATCCATGTTAATAAACTTTACAATTTCTTCAGCAATATCAACATCACCAAAGAACGTGCGTAGGTTTTTACCTGTAGTGTCTTTTACTTTTTTCACATAAGCGTTGATTAAAGATTGAGGAATATCAATCATAGTCTTTACTTTGTAAATATCATTTACTTGAAGAACTGATTCTTTAATAATTTCTTCTCTGTTCTTTTTAATACGATATGATTCAAATGTTCTAATATGCTTCATTTTTTATTGAATATTTTTTATAGATTATATATTAAGTATTAAAACTCATTTTTTTCATTAATGAATTATTAACAAACCCAGTATTAATCCTATGATTGCGACACCTCCACCGAGACCACCAACTATCATTTTGGTTTTCATTTTTCTTAATTGCAAACTTTTCTCATCAATAACTTGTTGTCTATTAGTAACTTCGTCTTCTAAAATAAGAATCTTTTTAAGATATGATGCAACTTCACCTTGTAGAGCTTTAATCTGTAAATCTTTATTATTGATAGATTCTTTTAATTTAGCAATCTCCATTTTTTGAGAAGCGATAATTTGTTCTTTATCATTGATAACTTTAACACAAACAGAATCATATTGACCCATTTGAGTATTTTGTTTCTGTAAAAGAACCAATAAATCTGTACCATTGTCAAGATTTTGAGCTTGTTCAATAGTCATTACTAGTACTTTTTGACCCAATGAGTCTATTTCAAATCTTGGATAATCTATTTTAGGTTGTGAGTATTGTGAATAAGCACTTAAACTTAAAATCATACCTATAATTAATGTTATAAAATTTTTCATATTAGTGTTTAGCTTTATTTTTTAGTGATTCTAAAAGAGCATCGCCTGTTCTATTAGGTGGATTCTTTTTAAACTCATCTATTTTGTGTTGAGTTTCTTGAAGATCATGTTTTAATTTATCTAAATTAGCTTTGGATTTACTAGCTTCAATTTCAGCCTTTTTAGTTTGAGCTTCTTGTCTAGTTAATTCAGCTTGTAATTTAACATCTAACTGTCTAAGACTATCAGATTTGGCTCTCCAAGAATTTATTTCTAAATCCACAGCCTTTTTTTGATTCTCTAATTCCTTAAACTCTTGTTCCAATTGTTTAACTCTTTCTTTTGATGCTTTATCACCTGAAAAAAACCACTTGAACCCAAACAATAGTGTCAATCCAAGTAATATTAGGATAAGAATTGATTTAATATCTAATTTCATAAAATGTCTTATTTTTAAAATATATATTATTTTGTCAAACCGACCTTTTAATTTTGAGAAATTTTATATATATTTGTAGATATTTAAAATAAGAACCAATTCATGACATATAAAAGATTAATCTCATTTGACTTTGACGACACAATGTGTCACACACCAAAACCTGAAGAAGGTAAGATAGTTTGGAAAGAAAAAACAGGAACTGAATGGCCATATGGTGGCTGGTGGGGAAGAGCAGAAAGTATTAATCCTGAAGTTTTTGATATACCAGTAAATCCTTGGGTTTATAAAAAATACTTAGAAGCTGTCTCAGATCCAGATAACTATGTTATTTTAGCAACTGGTCGTCTTAAAAAAGTACCTAATATGTTAAATCATGTTGAGGCTATATTAAATAAACACAACATTTCTTTTGATGAAATTCATTTGAATTGGGGCGGTGATACATACAACTTCAAAACTAAATTATTTGAACAAAAAATTGAAGAACTTGGAGTTAGTGAGTTTGTTATGTATGATGATAGAAGTGAACATCTAGTTAGATTCGAAGAGTGGGCCGAAGAACATCACATTGACGTTACTGTTGTTGATGTTGTTAACAAAAAAGAAACAAATTACCCAAATAATATATAATAAATAGAAAATTAAAATTAGTTTATGGCTACAATTACTAAAAAGAAAACAAAATCGAAAGTTGATGAAATACTTTCAAAACCATATAGGTTAGTTCTACACAACGATGATTACAATAGCTTTGATTGGGTAATTACTTGTCTAATGAAGATCTGTAAACACGAAAACGAACAAGCAACACAATGTGCACATATTGTTCACTTCAGTGGTAAGTGTGATGTAAAGTATGGTGATTTAGAAACTATATCTACTATGAAAGATAAGTTGAAAAACGCTGGTCTAAGCGCGACAATGGAAACAACAAACTAAATAAAAACCTCTCAATGAGAGGTTTTTTTATTTATTAGTACCAAACCAATTTATACCATTTGTATTAGAGCCACTATTTTTATTTCTATTCATGATTTGTTTTCTTATTTTAAGAACTTGACCATAATCTGTTCCTTCAACATAGTCCATATTTTTTAGACATTCTTTAACATAGTTCATATGTTCTTTATCTACAAATTTACTAGACCACTCTTCAACCATTTCACTAAATTCATGTCTACTAAAAATAGTTGTTGAGTTTACTATCGTCATTACAGTATCATCATGTCCAACATCAGCAGCATATCTTGTGTTACCAGCATTTGTAGTGTGTTTAACAAATGTTGTGATTTCTCTAATATTATCTTCATTGTTTATAACAAATCCCTTACTTTGCATAAGTTCTTGATAATCTTTAACCATTAAGTTTTTATTCTCACCAACTTTTAGACCAACTTTTTCCTCAGTAGCATCTGCTCTATGCTTATATCTAACAAAAACAGATGAACCATAATTATTATTACCATCAAAAACGTGTGGTAACTCAGCAAATAAAGTATTACCATAGTTATTTAACTCGACAACTACTTTAACATTATCTGGATTTAGATATTCAAACACTATCATATAAAGAATCTCAGCTAACTGTTTAACAGAAACATAATTATTTCTAAATAATCCTATTTGTTCCAATCTAAAGAAATCTACAATAGACTTATAAGAAGCTTTTTGTGATTCAACTAAGTCTTTTGGTTTTTCAGAGATTCTAAATATATTTATAATAGAATAATCTTGTCCAAGTCCTTCTGAAATATCGACTGAGATAACAATTTTATATTCTTTTCTTTTAAGTGGTAGAAAAGACTCATCATCGTCTACCCATTTAAGATCTTTATAACTGAATTTTAATTTTTTATCAAATTCTGGAATCTCTTCGTGTATATAATTCTTTTTATTCCTCAACAACTCATCTATAATAGCCTCACTTAATAATGATTTACTTGAGTTAATAAATCTTAAACCATACTCTTGGTTAAACGCATCTTCACCACCAATATCCTTTATAGCTTCTTCTTTCCAAGTTGTCATCTCAGATATAGCTAAAATAGGAACATCATAACCATTCTTATCAACAAAAGTCATTTTTTTAACTTCTTCATCAGTACACTTATCATTATTATAAACATAGATAACATCTTTCATATTATCAGTGATATACTTCATCTCAACCTTTGTGAATTGAGACCATCTATCTTGAACTAATTGAAATATCTCTTCTTTAGTAACACCATACTCATACATCTTATGAGCATTTAATCTAATATAAGTCATGAATCGACCAGGAACTTGATACCAGTAAACTCTCATCGCTTTATAGTTATTCTTTAATGGATCACCATCAGGTCTTTCAGCATCTATCAACAATCTATGAAATAAATTCATACCATTTGGAGTTGATGTAATAATAATTTTTGAATTTTGAACGGCTGATACGGTTGGGAAAGCAGCGGTATAGTAAGGCTCAATAATATTTGAAGGAATGTGAGCAAACTCATCTAAGTAAAGTACGTCAATGGTAAAACCAATAGCTGGAGTCTTTGTTCTAGCTGATGTTTTAATTCTACAACCATTTTCAAATGTTAATGACTTCTGGTTCCAAGTTTTAATACCTGGTTTTAAGAAGAAAGGCAATAAAGAGTAGATTGATTTAATCTTATCAACAATCTCTACAGCAGTATCACCCTTGTTAGCAACAATCATTATATTTTTATCGTTACTAAATAAAATAGTATGTAGCATGAAGATAGAAGATGATATAGTCTTACCTACCTGACGAGAGGCCATTAGAATACTAAATCTATTATTAACAAAACTATCAAGCATTTCTTTTTGATAATCTCTTAATAGAATATTATTAATTGAACCATCTTCTGTCTTAACTTTACAATATTTTTCAGTAAAGTAATGAACATCTAAAGCACATTTAACATATTCAGACTGTTCATGAGCGGTCATTCTAAATGAAACACCGGCTCTTCTCAACCCTACCTCACTCTTTAACCAAGGATTCTGATATCTTTTAACAACTATACCATCATTGATTTTGTCAGTAGCCTCATCTACTAATATAGTAGTAAAAACCATCTGTTTTTCTTGTTGTGGTGCTAATGCCATATTTTTAGGAACAATATATTTTTAATATATATTGTAAAAAACCACCTTCTTATGTCTAAAGCAGAAAATGAAAGAATTAGGATACAGGACGAGTTTGATGAAATTCAATCAGAAAATGGTGAATTTGATATCAGTAAACACCTCGCAAGACCTGAAGATCTACCAGATTTAGGTGAGATTGAAATCTATGATTATGACTCAGATATGACCGTTGCTTCACAACAATCAATGGAAGTATTAGAATCACTTGTAGATTTATATCTAAGTGACGTACCAGAATTAAAAGAACACCCATATATAAGAAATAAGATGAGAGATGATGCTTTAGTTTACGCTGAAACAATCTTTTTATCAAAAATGACTAGAAAGAACTTCTTATCTCAACTAAGACAGGTAGATAATGGGGATAACTCAGCTAGAATGCACGAAGTTGTCAATCAAACAATTGGTCAAATTAGAGAAAACTCTAAATTTTCATCAACACAAAGAACTGAGCTTGAAAAATTCTATAAAGGATTAAGAAAAGATTTAGGTTTAAATGAAATTGAAAATCCAGAAGTTATGAAAGCTCAAAACTTAGCAGCCGAAGAGTCCGAAGAAGGAACTACTGGTTCTATAATGGATAATAGAAAGTTAAATGATTTGATTAAGAATGCAATGATTAATAAGGAAAAAGATAAATAATTATTTCCACTTAAAACTTTCAAAAGCTTTTATTAAATTACTGAATTGAATTAAAACTTTAGTTGTTGAAAATTTATTCACTTTATTACCAGTAATATAATTAACAAATAAGTTATGTGGAGTAGATTTTAAATCATCTTTTATAATATCTTTAAGTGAAGATTCTGTTCTTTCAAGAAGAACCATTAAAAGTTTATTAGAATCACAAGCAAGTTGTGTAGATGTTTCTTCGTCATCATAATAAGAAACCTCATCATATTGTTCGAGTTTTTCATCAGTAAACTTATCACCTTCTGTTTTAAGACCTATTAAATGTTGTAGAAGTAATCTTACCTTCTTATGGGAGATATCATCTGAGTTTCGATTATAGAAAGTCTCAGATATATAATAAAACTTATTTATAACCAATCCGTTTTCTTTTAACTTATCTTCTATTTTAGAAATCATCAATTCATAATTCTTTCTATTATTCTTAGAACATATAACATAGATATCATCATCTGTATTTTTAAGATGTAAAACATTCTCTATATTAATAGTATATTCTAAATTTTCTATCAATTCTTTATTCATAAACTCTTGCATTGAAAATGCTAAGTTAGAAACATCAGCTCTATGATTTTTTGATTTAACCTTTAATGTTTCCATCATTTCAGTTGTTAGCCAATAAGTATGTCCTCCGAAATTTATAGAATTTCCTTGACTCTTATAAATACCTCTTTTAATAAGATTAAAATCTGATTTAGATATTTTCATAATAGGTATATTTGGAATAGTTTTATCTACTATCCAAACCTGACTATTAGTACTTAATATCACATCTATATCAAAAAAATGAGCTTTCATTATTATAATTTATAATTTGTTACTTTATATTTCATTTGGTGAGGCATTCCATCAAATCTACTTCCCTCATATTCTTTATCTTTCCATTCAATTCCACCACTTAACTCAGTGTCAAAACTTTTACATTTAGGACAAGTACTTGGTGGTGATTTTTGAACTTCTTCACCTTTCTTACCCTCTATTATAATCATATCATTTTCTGTATAAAAGAATGTGCCTTTACACCAAGGACTTTTACAAATGGTTTTCATTTTTTCCATTAATTATATATTAAAAAAAAATCCCATCATTTAGATGGGATTTTTAATTTATAGTAATGTTTTATTATTTAACCATATTTTTGCTTATTGCAAAATTATATAAAACTGGTAGATTCAAATATTTCATAAATCCATTTCTTATATCTGATAGTTTTTTTGATTTTTTAATTATATTAATTATTAAGAATCCAAATTCTTCTTGGAATTCTA